TCCGCGGCTCGACGCGGAAGTCGTCGTCTTGTTCCATCTGGGCGACATAGATCATCCGTACTATGCGCCCGGCAATTGGGGGCTTCCCGACGACGAGAACGGCGAAGAGATTAACGAAGCTCCGGGGGGCGGGCGCGAACCCCCGACGGGCGCCGACGAACTCGACGCGGAAGGCGAAGTGATCGACGCTGACGACGCGCCGAACGTCGACGTAATCGAGACCGAGAGCTTCTTGATCGCGTTCGACGAGCGCGGGCAAGACGGGAAGGGTTCGCTCGTCTTCCGTCACAAGAAGACGGGCGACGGATTCGAATACGACGGCGCCGAGAACGTTTGCACCATGCGGGGGACCATGGCTTGCCGGATCGTTTCGCAAAGCGTGATCAACATTGAAGCGCCCCAAGTCACGATCAACGGTCGGCAAGTCTTGTCGAGTGACAACCCGATCTAGGGGGAGCTATGCCGATCAAGTCGATCGATCTCGAAGTCTTGTGTCCACGTTTGAAGACGGCGCCCGGCGTGATCTGTATCGTCATGCCGGGCGGGGTCGAGTATTGCGTCTCTGCCGAGCCCGACCTTCCCGATCTCGTCACCATGACGAAGAAGTTTTTCGAAGGCGTCAACTCCATGCTTGCGCCGTTGAAGCCGTTTCTCGACGTGCTCGACGTGATCTTCGCGTTCAAAGATTGCATCGTTGCGATCCCTGATTCGCTCGGGCCGCCACCGAACCCGCAGCCCATGATCGACTGCTTGGAAAATCTCTTGTCGAAGGTGGACAACCTGACGAAGTATTTTCCCCAAGTGGCGATCCCTGTCATGGCGATCATGATCATGGACGCGCTGATCGGTTTTCTCGTCGAGTACAAGCGAACGATCGAGCGAATGATCGCGCGGCTCGACGCGATCATTCAGTCGCAGACGAAAGCGCGCGAACTCGGCAACGTCAAGATGGAGGCCGTAGCCGATTGCATGGAGGGGAACTTGAACGTCGAACTCGAAACCTTGAACGCTGGCTTCGAGCCGTTGCAAAGAGTGATCGGCGCGATCAACGCGTTTCTCGATCTCGCTGGCTTGCCTTGCATTCCAGCGGTTCCCCTGGTCAGTGAATTGACCGAAGACGCGCTCGAACCGCTCGACGAAGCGATCGCGTTTCTGACCGAGCTTCGCGACTCGATCCCGGTTCCCGACATTCGCTTCGAGGGTAGTTTCTCGAAGCCGTGCGAACCCTAACCCGCGGTCCGAACCGCGGGAAAATGGACCCGGGAAACTCGAACTAAGCAAACGCGGGCGTTTTCGGATACACTGACCGGCAACGCATGGCTTCCGATGACGTGACACCGCTCGACCGCTTTCTCGGTTTCGGGATCGTTCGACCCTTTCAGCGCGACAAGAAAAACGATTTCGCGAGCTCGGGCGGGCGCGAGCTAGTTCGAAGCGTGCTCGGGCAGATCCTTGGCACGAGAGCGCAAGGCGAGCACACCGACGGCGAGATCGTTTGGCGTCAAGAACTCGGCTCGACGCCTCACACGCTGAAACACCGGAAGGGCAATCTCGTTCGCGAGCTTGCACGCGTCTACGCGCAAGAAGCGATCGACAAGCAAGAGCCACGGATCCGCGTGGCGAACATTACGCCGACCTTCGATCGGCAACAACGCGCGATCACGCTGAAAGTCGTCGCCGACTTCATTGATCAGAACGTACCCGGGAACAAGGTCTTGATCCCCGGCGTCGAAGTCGAAGTGATTCTCGGGTGAACCATGGCGATCCTACCGACCCCCAATCTCGACTATACCGACAAAGACTTCGACTCGCTTCGGTTGCGACTCTACAACTTGATCGCGTCAGTCTTCCCGACATGGACCGACGCGAACGTCGCCAACTTCGGAAACATTCTCGTCGAACTCTTCGCCCATGTCGGCGACGTCTTGACCTTCTACCAGGACAACCAAGCGAACGAGAGCCGTTGGACTACCGCGCGACTTCGCGAGAGCATGATCGCGCTAACGAAACTGATCGGCTTCCAGCCGGAAGGCGCGAAAGCGGCGCAAGTCGACGTGACGATCACGGCTCGCGACGCGGCGACGGGCGGGCTTCCCGTCGGCGACGTGAACATTCCGGCGGGCACATTCGTTCAGACGGCGGAAGTCACTGATCCGATCGTCTTTCAACTTCTCTCGACGGCTTCGATCGCGGCGGGCACTGACCCGCCCGAAGACACGGTGACGGCTGAACATAGCGAATCACACGAAGACTCATTCGTGAGCACGGAACTTGCCAACCAAGAGATCACACTCTCGTCGACACCGTATCTCGACGACTCGGCGATCGTCGTTGCGTCGGATGGAGCTTATACCGAAGTCGAGAACTTTCTCTCGTCGACCGCAACGGATCGTCACTTCCGAGTCGTCGTCAACTCGGCCGATCGTGCGTTGCTTCGGTTCGGGAATGGAGTCAACGGGAAGATCCCGGTTGGCACGATCGCGGTAAGTTACAAGACGGGCGGCGGCGAAGAAGGCAAGATCGAAGAAGACACGATCACTCAGATCCCCGGATCGTTCCGCGACTCTCTCGGGAATCAACTCGTCGTAACGGTCACGAACGCGTCGGGTTCGAGCGGCGCACAAGATCGGCAAACGGTCGAGCAGATCCGAGCCGCGGCGCCCGAAGCCGTGCGCGTGCAAGAGCGCACGGTTTCGCGTGAAGACTTCGAGATCGTCGCGCGTGGCGTTGAAGGCGTGGCTCGTGCTTTCATGGCCACGATCAACGAAGACCCGGCGATCGCCGAGAACACGGGCTTTCTCTTCGTTGTGCCAGAAGGCGGGGGTCTTCCGTCGCAAACGCTCAAAGACGAGATCGCCGACTTGTTCGACGAAGACGGCGACTATCCCGCAACACTAACGTTCCGCGTGATCGTCAGCGATCCGCTTTACAAGACGGTCAACGTCGTTGCGACTGTCTTTCCCGAAGAAGGCGCGGATCTCGACCCGACTTCCGACGGCTATCTCGGCGACGCGATCCGAGATCGGCTCGAAGACTTCTTCGCGATTCAAGACGAAGACGGACAGCCGAACGAGCAGATCAAGTTTGGCTTCTTCTACAAAGACTCGAACGGGGTCTCGACGAGCGAACTTCCCCTTTCCGACGTTCAGAACGTGGTCCGTGACACGCCCGGCGTTCGCAAGCTCTCGGATCGTGTCGAAGGCTTCACGCTGAACGGCTATCACCGAGACGTCGAACTCGAACGGCGAGAGTTCCCGCAACTCGGAACGGTCACTCTGATCAACGGCGACGATCTCGAATCACTCTGACATGGCGCACACGTTCGAAAATTTGAGCTTTGAAGAAGCGAAAGCCGGTTCGCTGAAGACGCTCGACGGGAACGAGATCGAGCCGGCAAGCTGGACCGTTGTTGAGTGGACTACCGCGCAAGAAACGATCGACTTCCCGAATCCCGAATACTTGCTCGCGCTCGAATCGTTCGAGATTGGATGGGGCAACGACGACTTTCTCTTCGCGTTCGTCGGCGTTGCGTTCGATCTCGAAGCGGCGATCTTCGACGCTGGCCCGAGCCCCCAAGTCGTCGAGACGTTCGAGCAATTTTGGTCGTCGAACGAAGACTTTCTCTTCGTTCTCGGTCGCACCGAAGCGGCTTCGTTTGGCGCGTCGCTCGAACTCTTCGACGGCTTCGAGAACGGTTGGGGGAACGACGCGTTCGTGTTTGTCTTCGACGATTCGGTCGAGCCGGGAACGCTACTCGAGGCCGCGACGAGCAACCCCGAAGACTTCGAGAGCGGTTGGAGCAACGACTCATATCTGACCGAGTTCGACAGTCCGGGAACGCAACTCGACGCGGCCGAGTTCGCAAGCTCGGATCCGTTCGAGAGCTTTGACGACGTTACGCCGGATTATGTATGGGCGATCAGAGTCGACGTTCCGACGACGAGCACGGCAACTTACCGCGTGACGATCAACGGGGAAGTCGTTGAGTATGTCGGGCAGAGCGAAGACGACGAAGCGATCCGCGACGAACTCAAGTCACGGATCGACAACCTATCGCTTCCGCTGCAAACGCAAGCGATCGCAACGAACCCCCCGGCGCTCTACATTGGATCGACCGTGCTTCCGCCGAATCTTCTTCTTCGTCTCGATCTAAACGGCGCAACGGCGGGCGAAGAGTTCACGAAAGAAGCGGTTCGAGACTTCAATCTCGGGTGGGATCAATCCGGGGTCATGGCGACACTGTAGAAAGGCAAGTGGATCATGGGTCAAAGTGACTGGACGTTCTGTTCTGACGGGCTCTCGACCGGCTCGGTTGACCGCGGAGTGACAACGGGGATTACTCGCCCGAACGGCGGCGGAAGTTTTCTGTTCGGCTTCAACTCTCTTGAAGTCGTCGCGGGCGCGATCGCGCTCTTCAACAATCAAACGAACTTCGCACCGAACGCGAGCGGCGGAAGTGTGCGCGGCGCAGTCAAGCGCGGCGTGAGTGGAGGCAAGATCGGCTTCTCGCCGTTTCTCATGATCGGCTTGCAAGGTCCAAGCGTTTTGGACAACGCATATCTTCTCGGGTTGAGTGACGACGACCCGCATAGGATCGCGCTTCGCAAAGGGGCAGTCGTCGAAGGGATCCCGGCTGACGCGATCGGAAGCGGCGGGATCCTCGAAGTGTCGACAGAGACGTTCGAGAATGACACTTGGCTTCACTTGCGTCTCGACATGATCGTGAATCTCAACGGCGACGTGATCTTGAAAGCGTTCGCAAGCGATCTCGACTCGAACCCGGTCACGGCTCCGATCTGGGAAGCGATCCCCGGGCTCGACGATTTCGTCGACGACGCGCTCGGAATCAATAGCGGATCGCCTCCGTTCACGACTTCGCGCTTCGGCTTCGGCTTCGAAGTGTCAGACGTCACGCGTCGCGCGTTCGTCGATCACGTCGAAGTCTTCCGGCAAATCTGAAAGGCTGATCCATGACGGTTGACGCGCTTTTGAAGTTCTCGCAAGCCACGCCGACCCCGATCGAAGGCGACGGGGAAGCGTTGAAGGTTGTCGCGGGGAATGACGTCTTGATCGAAATGTCGGACGTTACCGATCTGTCCACATGGGCGATCGATCTCTTGTTCGCCCCGCCCGGTAGCACTCACGGGCCAGTCAATCCGGGAACGCCGACCCCGCTCGGGAACGGAACGAACCTTTCGCCCCCCGCGATCAATCTTCAGCCGGACGTGCCCGGGTCATACCGGATCCGAAACACGGTCACGGGAACGGGCGGCGAAACGAGCGTCGACATTCGTGTCTTCTCGGTTCCCGACGCGAACGGGCAGATCACTCCACCTTACCAGCGCGACCCGTTGCCGCTCGAATCCGACGAGCAGCCGAACGAATTGAACTTCAACGGCCAGCCGTGGGGCTACTCGGGCGACAATACCGACGCGGCTCACCCGTTGTTCGACGCGCTCGTCGCAACCGCGGATCGGTTGAACACAAACATCCAGCAAACGATCTTCTTCGGGCTACACGGCGACGACTCGAACGACGGTCTTCAATTCTCGAAGGCGAAAGCAACTCTCGCCGCTGCAATGACGGCCGCGCTAGCGCTGACTCCAAGCGAGTCGAATCAGGTTGCGGTTGTGTGTCTCGACGGCGGGAAGTATGCTGGATCTTCGATCCAGTCATGGACACACTTGTTCGCTCCAGAAGCGGTCTTCGATACTACTCTCGGCGGAACGCTTGTCTTGTTCTCGAACTCGCGCGCCGAGATCAAAGAGTCGCGAAGTTCGAGCGGGCCGGCGGCCGTTCTTGCCGGTGACGGCGCTTCGCTTTATGCGCGGCGCATTGTTGGAACGACGAACGGAACGACCGGGCTTCAACCTTCGTTGAACTCTGGTGATACAGCATTTGCCAGTGTCGACGAAATTGTCGTTCCCGACAACTCGGCAGCGATCGACATTTCGAATAGCTCTACCCGTCTGAACGTCGAGATCGGATCGATCTCACTGACCGGATCGACGGGTTGCGTTGGGATCAGAAGATCGTCGGCCGGCGGCGGCGAACTTGCCGGAACGATCGGGTCGATCGTCGAGAAGGGATCAGGGGTCGGCAACGCCACGGCGATCAACATGGTCGGCGGAACGCTTCGCGCTCTCGTTGGCAAGATCAATGCTTCCGTTGCGTGGGATATCAACGGCGGAAATGTGTCCATGTTCGTCGGTCAAGTGATCGGAACGCAGACCGAGACGAGCGGCGGTTACTGGATCACGGACGCCATGCACGGGCGCTTGACGAACAACCCGCACGGAACCGATCTCGGCAACCTCGGAAGCGGAACGCTTGCCGAGTTGAACACACTCGTTACCGACGCAACGCTCGACACGAACACGGCTTCGAGACCCCCGAGCGGATCGGCAAGCGGGGATCTTGCAGGATCCTATCCGGCGCCAGAAGTGAAGAAGATCCATGACGGCGGCGGAACGCAACTCACGTTCTCGACGCTTGCCGACGGACGTTTCTTGCGTCGCAACGGAACGTCGATCGACGCGGTGAACTTTCTAACGAGCTTGGCTCGGATCGGGTGGGCAACCGAATCAGCCGAAAGCGCGGCGAACTCTCCGGGTTCACACGATATCAACTTCAACCTGACACAACTCCGATCGATCGCGATCTCTTCGTCTGGCGTTACGTTGAACTTGAAGACCCCGGTCGCGGGCAACGTGAGCCCGTTCTATACTTTGCGGATCAACGGAACCGGGAGCGGTCTCGATCCGATCGCATGGAGCACGCAAGGGGCCGAAACGATCACATGGTTGACCGGCGCCCCG